TTGTCTGCGACCCCGAGTTTCAAAATAAGGTTGTTGCGGTCGCTTACATAGAGAAAGGAACCACAATCAACAAATCAACGGGAGATGCTTGGAGGATTAGCCTTCTTCAAGCCGTTCTTGATGGAAATGGTTTTATTGTGTTTAATGTAAGTGGCGAAAAGCCAAAACCGGAAACCGCCACCACTTCAGGACGCGGTATGCAAAACACAAAAGCCCTTGCAAAAACACACACCCTATCCTACCAAGATATGCAGGGCGTTGTTGCTGGGAATGTCGAGTGGTATAATCAGATGCTTGCTTCATCGCAGAATTATGACCTATATTACTTCACTCCAAATCAAATTTGGGATGCTTCGGGCGCATATGTTACGGTAATTGGCGACCCCGTTGTTACTGCCGAACTGAATACCTACATGATGTCAGATGTTCAGGTAACATGGGTTTCTAAAGTAAATCCTCTTCCGTACAAATTTGATACAGATTATTTCCTTCAAGGGTTGTATTTTAATATTCAAATAGCCCCTCCCGCAAGTGGCCCGCCAACATCAACCTTTACTGCTCCACAAGGAGGCACTATCTTAAATCCAAATCAGGCTTTTCTTAATTCCGTTGGCATAACTACGCCAACAGGATTGAAATGGAGTATTCAGGATGGTGCAGATGAGGTTCCTGCTGGATTAGAAGTTGTTCCAAATAGCGGAGTAATTTTGATTGACGCAGCAACGCCGGTAGGGGTCTATGAATTGACCATGGTTGTAACCAATGCCTTTGGTTGTGTTTTTGGTACGCTTGATATTACAATCACCGTAACGGCAGTATAATTAACATGGAAGAAGTAATCAGGGTACTCTATAAAACCCTCCTTGACCAAGAAATCAGGGATGGTCAAATTGAGTACATAAAAGAAAGCCGCGAAAAGGCGGAGGCACTTGAGTACCATTTTGAAAATGAGTACCCTGAAAAACTTCTTCGTACACAACATCCAAGCGAAGAGCCATGGATGCGGGAATACCGGAAGCGAAGATGGCAAGCCCCTACAAAGGTTGCCACCGGAAGGGTTTTTACTTTTTTGCAAAAAATCCAGCAAGCCGATGATTTTAAAATTCGGTTTGAATCAGATTTTAAAAAGACCGGAATAGCCGAGCGTATTGCAAATCAAAGCAACCCAAATACTCTTGAGTATTATGTAAAGAATCTAATGCCAAAGGTTCCAAACTTGGAAACTTGGCTTTTTAATGTTTTTTTAAAAACCTATTTGCAGGACGCAAATGCGGTTGTGGCAATTCTTCCAAAGCTGGATGGCTTTATTGAAGAACCCGAAAAAACTTCTACGCTGGATTGGTCAAAGCCATACCCACAGACATTTGAATCTGACGACCTTATTTATGAAGATGAAGAATGGGTAATCGTAGAAGTTGAAAAGTATAAGGATGAAAACAAAAAAGAGTGGCAGCAATTCCTTGGAATCACTAAAGTTGGCGTGTTTTTGTTTCGTCAGGTTTCGCAATACCGCGAACCAAACCCATTCAAAGTTTTTGGGATTCCATTTAACTTCCAGCACCTACCCGTAATAAAGGTCGGGAACATCATTTATGAAGAAGAAGATGGTCATTTGATTTATGATTCGGTACTTGCTCCATGTCTTCCAGCGTGGAATGAAGTCCTATTCAGAACAGACGACCTGAATATAATGTACGCGGTACACGCATTGCCGCAGAAGTGGGCGCTTAAACTAACGCCATGTAAGACTTGTAACGGCTCCGGTACTATAATCAATCAAAAGCACGAACAAGCTAATTGCGGTCAATGTAATGGAACCGGAAGGGCTTCTTCATCGCCTTTTGGCTTGATGGAGATAAACATCGACCGGATTTCCGCTATAAATCCAAATCCGATTGTACCACCCGTTCCTCCGGCTGGATATATTGAGCGTCCGGTTGATTCTGTGCGTCTTTTTCAGGAGGATATTATTTTCAAAGAATATCAGGGATTCAAAGCTATCGGTCTTGAGATTTTAGGGCAGATACCCGGAAACCAAAGTGGAATCGCAAAAGAATATGACAGAAAGGAACTGAATACTTTTTGCTATTCAGTTTGTATTCACTTAGCCCGCGTGTATCGCATATCCTGCTATCACATACTTTACCAGCGTTACAATAATCTTTTTGCTTCGTCTATGATGACCGATGAAAAGATTCAGTACGCCTTGCCCGATATAACCATCCCTACGGACTTCGATGTACTCACGGCAGCAACTATATCAACCATGCTGTCAGAGGCGCGCAGAAACGGCTACAACCCTATTATCGTGCATGGTATCGAAATGGATTATGTAGAAAAACTATATGGCGAGAATAGCATTCAGAAAACATATCTGAAAATAGTAAACGCGCTCGACCCGTTGCCATTTAAAAACACAGACGAAAAGACAATTCTTGTGCAGACCAATGGTTGCTCAAAGCTGGATTTTGTACTTTCTACAAACCTTCCATCAATCGTCATGGTTTTGTCGCAGGAAGACCCATCTTGGTTCACCAAGCCGCTAACAGAACAGCGTACAGATGTGTATAGAATGGCCGGAGAAAAGCTGGCGATGATAGAGCAGAATATGGTTCCGCTTGTTGATACGCCTACAACAAATATTGATGAAACTAAGGTCGTTGTTTAATGATAAGCAAAGACCAAGAAAAACTTATTGTAGAAATTGAAAAACTGCAAGCGCAACTTGTGGCAGACATGGAAGCCGCGTTGCCAAAGATATTTGCACAGCTTTCTGATGAAGTTATTGGTTTGGTTTCAGAACTAAGCCTTGACCCCGAGGATAGAGCAAAAACCCTTAGAGAAACCATCAGTCTAAAACGCAAGATTTCTGATAGTCTTGTTGAAAATGTAACATATCAGGCCGCGGTTGCGTCTGTTCTTGGGGGATTTGAAAAGATGGCTAAAATCACGGATGATTATATGAGCCTGATTTTGGACGATTATTCACGCAAGAAAGATTTATACAATGCCATCCTGCGTGTAAATATTGACCAAACCAAAAACCTTCTGCTTGGGGCTGGGGTGCGTGATAATTTTAGCGGTGCGATTCAGGAAGTGCTAAAGGCGTTTGTTTCCGGTGTAGGAACATCTAAGGAACTACAAAAGACGCTGCGTACTTTTATCAAAGGTTCTGCAACGCAGAAGCCATTCCTTGAAAGATACATCCGGCAGACCACCAGCGATGCAGTTATGATATTCAATCGGGAATACATAAACACCATAAGCGAGGATTTGAATGTTAAGCATTACTACTACGCTGGAGTTATTGTGGCAGATTCGCGCGACTTCTGCATCGCCCGTACCGGAAGGGGGTTTACGCGCAAAGAGGTAGAAGATTGGGCTTTGCTTGGCAAATGGCAAGGTCGTATGCCAAACACAAACAAAACAACCATATTTAGTTATTGCGGTGGCTATAACTGCCAGCACGAACTTTACCCGATTAGCCTTGAGCAATATCAGGCAATGAAAAAGCAGAAGCAAACCGGTGTAAAATAAAAAACCGAAGCAAGGCTCCGGTTCTTTTTATGTGCATGAAAAATCACTAACCTATGCTATTTAATTTGCTCCCACAGCTTATACAATAGGGAGCAGAAAATAAAACAATACAAGAATGCTACAAGACAAGCCATGGCTACATCGTGAAGCAAATTTCTTATGAATCTATTCATATTAGATTGGCTTAATGTCCGTGAATAAACTTGGTTCGTTGTCAAATTTAATCGTTGCAACATCAAATACAAAAGAATATCCGTTGGAAGAAGTCTTCTCAAAATAAAGCGCAGACTGCGGTAATGGGCCAAAGAACAGCTTGCTTTCAGGATTGAAAATGGTTGTTTCAACATCTGCAATAACCGGATAGTGTGTTTTGGAAAGTTTAATAGCGTAATCGTTTTGCGATTTTTCACGCATTAGCTTGCAGAATGTGGGCAAACACGAATAAAGATGCTCCAACCTTTCCTTGTTTGCAATCTTAAACCTGAACTCAACCGATAGATTGCTTTCAACGCCTAATTCAGAAAGGTGCTTATACTTAAACTCAAAAGAAAGATTGTCATTATGTAGAACATACTTACAGCCCCTTTGTGAGTTAAGTTCTACTACCTGACGAGCAACGCTGTAAAATGTTGATTCGTCTGAATCGTCGGCGTTATAGCCAATAATGGAAAATGGGGTAGATTTGTGCGTACAAAACGCTACGGAGTTAAGGAAGTTAATCATAGTTTTTTGGTTTGATTTCGGGGCAAAGGTAATTGGTTTTTCATTCTTGCAAAAAAAATTTAGAAAAAATGCCTATCTATGACAACACCAAAGGGTTCCTTCAACAACAAATGAAGAACTATATTGACATACGAAATGCCAATAAGATTTTACGAGAGGCCACTATAAATACAGCAGCGGCCATAAAACGCCGCGTCCAGCAGGAAGGAAAGAAGGCAGATGGAAGTCCAATAAAAAAAGATGGATATTCTACAAAACCTTTGAAATGGGTCAAGATTACAAACAAGTGGGGCGCGGTTGCCTCACAGAAGCGCACAGAAAAACGGAAAGCTAAGTATGGCGAGGACAAGTATCTATATTTTCCCGGCGGCTATAAAGAGTTTAGGAAGTCATTAGGTCGTCAGGTTGCCCATGTGGATTTAACATTGAGCCGAGATATGTTCCGTTCGTGGCGCGTGATTCCAATAGATAAATCACAATATGGAATTACTTTTATTAGCGATTATGGAATGCAGATTTCGTATTACCACGAAGAAAGATTTGGCCTTATTTTTAAGCCCACCGCCGCCGAACAAGATATGGCGCTTCAAACCATTGTAAGAAAGGTTCAAGAATTTATCAGCCGATGAACATCAATATAAACAACGCATTGCAGTTGCTATGCGAGAACATCAATAAAGCCTACGGAAATGGATGCCTGAACTACGGGGAGGCCGTAGAGAGCCTTTTGGAGAATCAGGCTGGCAATTACATTACCACAGATGGAAATCAGTTCTGCGCAGTAAATGATGCGTATGATATTGTTCTTTTTATCACGCGGGAATCCTCATCTCCAAACGAGCAACAAGCTGGTGGGATGAAAAACACGCTGTATCGGACAACCAATTTTAAAATGGCCGTAAACAGCAAGACACTTCAGGACGAGTACATTCTAACCAGCATTATCAATGGAACAACCGGAATTGCTTATCTTTCATCTAACTATGATGGAAAGGGGGTCGCTGTTACCATGTTTGGATTGGAAGAGCGAAACTTCCAAACAGCGTTTTTTACGATTGACTTTAGTGCAATCGAAAAAATAACTTGTCAGCCCTGCTGAACGGTAGGCGAGGCCGGTGATGCTGGGCCTTGAGAAACTTGCGCTCCGCTGACTTGTGATGTTGGCTGCCCTTGCGATACAACAGCTTGCGGGGTTACTCCGCTTTCAGCAGCGCCCGGTGCTGCCCCTATGTAGTTAATGGTTTTTCCCGTTCTGCCGCCCATAATTGTTTTCTGCGATTAAAGAATGAATTGACAAAAATAACCTTTTCGTCTGCATAGCGTTGCCCAAACTTTTTGTTACCCATGAATATAATCTTGCTTGGATTGAGCGCCTTTAGCATGGCGTTATATCCAGCAGAAAAAAACGCATCGTGTTGCTCTGTAAGTGCGCCGATGTTTGACACGGCCACTATTGAGTTTTGAGCAACCCCTGAAAAGCAAAACTCAAAAGATGATTCATCGCTCCAAGTAATTGTGGGAACCACATTACAGCCATAGCGTGTAAAAAAATGTCCTATAAATCGGTTTCGATAGGTATTCCAAATCTGCATGGGCTTTGGCATACCAATCAGCAAAGAATAGTCCGGCGACATTATTGCGCATCCCGACTTGGAAAACTTTTGCGCGTACAAAACGGGGTTGTTCCAAAAACGCTCAAGATAATAATCATCAAGAAAGGTGCTGATTAGGCCGTTGGGTCTGATGTTTTTATTGTCGTTGCAGTTTACCAAGAAATCAAACTCTACCGATTGGCAGTTTATGGTTGGATAGTCCTCATAAAAATCTATAAACTCTGTATGAAGGGCATCCCAACCGCCGGGTCTGCACTTCCAAGACTTAGAGGTTCGTGTTTGCACGCGC